CTTTTGTATATAGTATATATCTAAATGATGTTGAAGAAGGTGGAGAAACAGAATTTTTACATTTTTCACAAAGAGTAAAACCTAAAAAAGGTCGAATAGTTATTTGGCCTGCTGGTTTTCCATATGTTCATAGAGGAAACCCTCCTTTGTCTGGAGATAAATATATACTTACTTCTTGGATGAATATAAGACCGGTAGGTTAAGAAGAATAAGATGTGGGTCTAGCACCTAATCTAATAGTTTTTTCAGCTTCAGTTTCTGTGTGTGTTAAATTTCCACTATCATCATAAGTATTGCCATCATCATTATCCCAATCATTTTGTAATTGTAATAAATGAGCTGCATCCCATTTTGTTATGAAATCTTGAAAATTTCCTAAATTTGAATTATTCCAAGTAGCATGCGGAGTATTATCTCTATGCTCAACCGTATCATTGTGATCTAAATTATCATCGTGATACTGAATAGCCCAAACATTTAAAAATTTTTCTTGGTTCCAAAAAGAATCATCATCAATTGCATAAGCAGTTCCAAAGTTATTAGAATTTTTTACACTTTGATTAATTATTGTTTTGTCTTCAAATACTACTGTCCATTTTGAGTTAGTTGCCATATTTTTTCCTAAGTTTTAATAACATAAATTATTGTTAAATAAGGTTGAACAACCGAAGAGGCTGTACCTGAAAATGTTGCACTCATGTTGTGAGAGTGACCTTGCCCTGAACCTGCATTTCCTGTGTTAGTTACATTAACTTTTGCAACCACTGGGTTTGGGTTAGGTGATGTAGCTCCAGCTTGAGATACTCCACCTGGGTGTGAGTGAGAAGCTAATTGTGCTGTTGAAAGAGTTGCATTAGCTGTCGATCCTCCAACGTTTCCAGTTGCTGCTACAGTATTTGCTCCACCTGTTGAAGCTAAAGCTTTTGTTCCAGATTTACCCATTGCTACGTTGTCTTGAAGATCAGGCACGTTAAAAGTAGATGAACCGTCACCAGCTCCGTAAGTTGTACCTACTGCTGTAAATAAAGCAGCGTAAGTTGATCTTGAAACTGCTGCGCCATTACACTCTAAAAAACCTGTTGGTACTGAAGAGGTAGACCATGGCACAATAGTAGCTGTAGGAATTCCCTCTATACCTGTAAGATCAGATCCATTAAAGTTATATTTAGTTGCTTCGTAATTTGCCATATTCTATTTCTCCGTGTATGTCCATCCTACATCTGAACCAGAATAAACTAATCCAAAAGATGCACCTTCAGTATTAACGACTAAGTCTGCGCTTGTGTTTGCTATTTTAGAACTATTTCTACCTACAGTCAATGCGTTAGTATCAAAAGTAAATCTTGAATCTGCAAAATGCACTTCATCACCAAGAGCAGGTGATGCAGGTAGCGTGACTGTGTACGCTGATCCATTTGTATCTATAAATAATTTTGCTCCTGCTTGAATTGTTTCAGCTGCAGTTAACGTTCTCCATTTTCTAAATTCATGATCTTTAATAATGTTAGTTCCGTTTGAGTGACAAATGTAACTATTACCTTCACATAATAAAAAACCCGCAGCACTTGTAACTTTAAAAGTTAAAGTATATCCTGCGTGATTAGTTGAATCAATTACGTTAAACATTTTTTCTATACTTGCTGGAAAGTTTACAGTTCTGTTTGCAGCTAAAGTTCCTGTAAATTCTAATGTCATATTTCTTGCATTAGAAATAGTTGCATCAGTCATCGCAAGAGTAACATCCCCAGATGCTACATCTATTGCTTGATAACCTGCAACAGATTGTTGAATTAAGTTTAAATTAGCGTTAGTTTTTGTTCCCCATGTACCAGCGTTTTCGCCAGTAGCCATAAGTTCTAGTTTAAGATCTGATGAATATGTTGATGCCATTGTTTATATTCCTTATTTTTGTTATTTATATTAGTTATTTATTGTCAAGTCAAATACATTTATGCAGGTGTTTTTCTTGTATATCCCGTACTTGTTTTAGGTGTTTTTCTTGTATATCCAGAACTCGTTTTAGGTGTTAATCTTCTGTAATATTTAATACCTAATCCTGTAGCATTAACAGTTGCTTCAAGTTCTAAGCCAGTTAATCCTATAGTCATTTCTGTAGGAGAAATAGTTCCTGTGCTTGCAGTTGATAATACTCCTGTTAATGGAACTCCTATTTCAGGAATAATAGATCCAACACTAGATGTAGATGATACTCCCGTTATATTAAGTATTAATTTTTCAACTACTTCTATATCTCCAACACTAGATGTTGCACTTACCCCAGTAAGTCCCGTGACATCAGCTGGAGAAAGACTTCCTACACTTGATGTTGCACTTACCCCAGTAAGTCCCGTGACATCGGCAGGAGAAAGACTTCCTACTAAAGAAGTTGCACTAACACCTGTTATAACCGGTGTAGAATCTATAACAAAACCTAAAGAACCAACACTAGATGTAGCACTAACTCCTGTTGGAGATATTACAGATGTTAAATCTAAGGTTAATGCACCAACACTCGAAGTTGCACTTAACCCTGCTGGTTGTTCTAATTTATTAAATGAATCTCCGTAAGGTTCTTCGCCCCAACCATTTCTACCCCAACCAACTAACGTACCTGCATTATCAAAACTTCCAAGTCCTGTTTGAGCTTGTAAACCTGTTGGTGTTGCAATAGTAGTTAGATCAAGAGTTAATGATCCTACTGAAGATGTAGTGCTAAGTCCTGTTAAATCTACTGGAATAATTTGAGCTGCTGTAACAGTACCTATACTAGATGTAGTACTTAAACCAGTTGGTGCAACAGAATATTCTACACCCCAACCAGAGTTACCCCATTGTTGTCTACCCCAACCTGATTCTGGAAATGCAGCTACTTCACCTACACTAGAGGTTGCTGATACACCAGTTAAAGTAATTGTAAGAGTATTAGATGCCCAGGAATTTTCGTTCCAGGCTACTGAAGGACTATCACCACCCCAAACTGAAGCCATAAGGAGTCCCTCCTTATGCTATCCGAAGAATTGCGTTAGATGCGTCTGCTGTTGGAAATTGAATTGTAAAAGTTCCGCTTGATACTGTTTTGTCTCCACCAAATGCGATTGCACAAACTGCTCTATCAGCGTTTGTGTCATTATAAATTAAACAACCATTAGCTGTGAATGAAGCAGAAGTAAAACTAACATCTGCAAAGTCACAACATGCAGTGTCAGTTGATAAAGCTGGAGTTACACTTGTAAGTGCTGCACCACCTGCAGAATAAGCAGATCCTGATGTGTTAGATATTTCGTTTGATGTACTATAAGCTGTTGTTGATTTATTTAAAGTAGCACTACTTGTGTATAAAGCTATTTTAAATGAATTTCCAGATGACGCTGTAAAATTATGTAGAGCTTGTAAAACTTCTGCTTTAAAACTGTTACATACTGCCGATGTTATTGCCATAATATTTTCTCCTAATTACTGAGGCGCTGACTCGATTGGAATTCTTATTGTACCATCCGTGTAATCGTCTCGTCTTCTTCTTCCAATTTGCATTGCTGCAAACTTTTGTAGTTCAGTTTTATACTTCTGTTCGTATAATGTCAACATATCAGTTGGACCTTTTAAAAAACTAAATGCTTCTACTAAACAAGCATAAAGTAGCCCTTGTGGGAAGTAATTACTTACGTAAGTTCCAGCCGTAGCAGTTTCTAAGCCACTTGGCATTACATTATAATGAATAATATATTGATAATTTTTATCGGGTGTAGGAGCTACATATACGGCTCCTGAAGTTGATGAACTAGTTCCAGTAGTAGCACCACCATACATAGAGTAGTATTTTGGTAATCCTGTTGTATCTTGACCAGTTTGACTTCCTTCAGTGCCTGTTAATTCTCCAATATATTCAGATATAAAAGTTTGATCACGTCTTTCTAACCAAACTCCTTCCCCTGTAGTGGCTGTTGTTGAATCATAAACTTGAATACCTCTTACAAACAATAAACCAGTAGGCATTGTAATTGAATTAAAATCTGTAGCAAACTGTCCTTGATCTTGGAATCTATCAGAATCCATAGGACAATCTAAATTAATTCTGTGTTCAGCATTACGAATAAATCCATTAATAATAGCAGCAGTAAATACATTAGCGTCTACTTCTGTCCAATTTCTAATATCTGTTGTTAAATCTGAATAACTATATGCCATAATTAACCTCTATCATTTACGGGTCCAATTGTACACTGAAAACCGCCTCCTGTTGCTGTGCTTCCAGCATTAGCTACTAAAGGAACTGTTATAGAATTATATTGTGTTTCTGTTGCTTGTGTTCCATTTGGTAATGTAGGACCAACTTCTACATTAGTTGCAATTGCTGTTGCTAAATAAGATCCAAAAACTTTTGCTCCGTTTGCATGAGTTGTTGCCGTAGTATTAGAAAAAGTAATTCCTCTAAAAGGAGCAGCTGTTCCTCTTGTTAATCCAGATAAAACTCCTGTGCCTGTATTGTTATTTGTGTATTGAATAGTTTCGTTAATGTATTGTCCAAAATTTGGATTATTTTGTGTTGCTCCTCCAACAGAAATAGTTGCATTTTGATCTACTTTTTCTATTACAATAAAACCAGCGTTTGGAAATGCTGCAGAATTAGTTAAAGTTAAAGTGTTAACTGTATCATTAATTGCACCATTTAAAGTTGTTTCTAATTCTAAAGTTGCAATTGCAACACCCCCTACTATTTCTTTAACAGATTGAAATCTAACATAAGAGGTTCCTTCGTTAATTTGATTAGAAGGATAAGATATACTTAAAGTTTGAGATCCACCTGTTGTAGTAAACGGATTGTTAGGTAATATATCTTGTACTGGAAACTCGACTCTTGCCGGTCTTGCATGCATTAAACCTTGTGGGTCTGCTCCTACAGGATGTGGTTCTAATTGTGGTTGCTTAGGTTCAAATTCAGAGTTATGGACCCACGCACCTGTCCATTCTTTTACCATTTCTCTATAAGGAAATGCTGCACCTGATCTATCAGATATAGCTAATGCTCTACTGCCTTTTGCGAATCTAGCCATTATATATTTGGATAGTATGTTTTCGGAGTTATAAATGTGCTAGCTGGAGAACCATCCTCTGATAAT